GCTCTCATGGAAAAATCTTTATACGAAATGCCTGCTGGTATTGAAACTCTGGAAGGCCCAGAAGTTGAAATAGAAGTTGAAAATCCTGAATCTATGTCGATTGAGATAGATGGGATTGAAATTGATTTGACTCCACCGACTGGAGGAGGAGATAAGTTTGACGATAACTTGGCTGAATTTATAGATGACAGCGTACTGGCTACGATTGGCTCTGATTTAGTTGAGGAAGTTTCTAGCGACATCACATCCCGTAAAGACTGGGTGGAGATGTATGTCAAGGGTCTCGATGTTTTGGGGATGAAGTATGAAGAACGTACTGAGCCGTGGAACGGTGCTTGCGGCGTATTCTCGACTATCCTTACTGAAGCTGCGGTTCGGTTCCAGAGTGAGACGATTATTGAAACGTTCCCAGCGGCGGGGCCAGTCAAAACTGAAATTATTGGTGCAATTGACCGCCTTAAAACTGAAGCGGCTGCGCGAGTTCAGGAGGACATGAACTATAAGCTCACTGAGGAGATGCCTGAGTATCGCCCTGAGCATGAGAGGATGTTGTTTAATCTAGGACTCGCGGGATCAGCTTTTAAGAAGGTTTACTATGATCCCAGTTTGGGACGTCAAACTTCTGTCTACGTTCCTGCTGAAGATGTAATTATCCCCTACGGCTCTAGTAACTCTAGAACGGCTGAGAGAGTTACGCACATCATGCGTAAGTCTAAGAATGAACTTAAGAAACTACAGGTAGCAGGTTTCTATGTTGATGTAGATCTGGGAGAGCCTAGTAATTTACACACTGACGTAGAAAAGAAAAAGGCCGATGAGCAGGGTTACTCAGTTACTGATGACGACCGCTACCAGATTTATGAGATTCAAGTTGACTACGATCTACCCGGCTATGAAGATGAAGATGGGATTGCTTTACCGTACATCATCACAATTGATGTAGGTACAAATAAGATTCTGTCTATTTACAGAAACTGGAATGAATCAGATGAGAAGAAACTTAAGCGCCAGCACTTTGTTCAATATGATTATGTACCCGGCTTTGGTGCTTATGGCTTTGGTTTCATACATCTTATTGGTGGTTATGCCCGTGCCGGTACATCTCTTATTAGACAACTCATTGATGCTGGCACATTAAGCAATCTGCCCGGCGGTCTTAAATCTAGAGGACTACGAGTTAAGGGTGACGACACACCTATCGCTCCGGGCGAGTTTAGAGACGTAGACGTACCGAGCGGGTCTATCAAAGACAACATCATGATGCTTCCTTACAAGGAGCCATCACAAGTATTGTCCATGTTGCTAGATAAGGTCACTGAAGAAGGCAGACGTTTGGGATCTATTGCTGACATGAACGTCAGTGATATGAGTGCCAACGCTCCTGTAGGAACTACGTTAGCTTTGTTAGAGCGTCAGTTGAAAACGATGTCTGCTGTGCAGGCTCGCGTACATTACTCGATGAAGCAAGAGTTTAAGATTCTTAAAGCGATCATTAGAGACTACGCTCCTACAGAGTATGACTACGATCCCGCTTCTGGTACGAGAATGGCCAAGCAGGAAGACTATGACATGGTGGATGTTATCCCTGTGTCAGATCCTAATAGCTCGACCATGGCTCAAAGGATCATGCAGTACCAAGCTGTGATGCAAATGGCGGCGCAGGCTCCTCAGATTTACAACTTACCTAACCTTCATAGACAGATGATTGAGGTGTTAGGTATTAAGAATGGTGAGAAGCTAGTACCAACTCCTGACGATGAGACTCCACGCGATCCTATTTCTGAGAACATGGCGTTCTTGAAGGGTGAACCTACGAGAGCGTTCATCTATCAGGATCAAGATGCTCACATTGCGGCGCATACGACGTTTATGCAGGATCCAATGATTGCACAGACGATGGGTCAGAACCCTATGGCTCAGCAAATGATGGCGGCTATTCAGGCGCACATCGCGGAGCACTTAGGATTCTTGTACAGACGCAAGATTGAAGAGCAAATGGGCGTACCTTTGCCACCACCTGACAAGGAATTGCCAGAGGATGTGGAAGTTCAGTTGTCTAGATTGATTGCTCAGGCCAGTGCCCAGCTTTTACAGACAAATATGGCGGCTGCTCAGCAGAAACAAGCTCAACAACAGGCTCAAGATCCGCTTATTCAGATGCAACAGGCTGAATTGCAGATCAAAGCAGAGGAAGTTAAGCGTAAATCTGCAAAAGATCAGGCAGATATGGCTCTGGCTCAGGCTAGATTGGCGATTGACGCTGAAAGAATCAAGGCAGAGAGCCAAAGAGAGGCTATGCGCCTGCAATCTCAGCAGAAACAGAACGAACAAAAGCTTAAAGCTGATGTTATTACGAAAATGACGCGAGGATAAATGACAAAACCCCTAGTTTCTCTGTTAATGCCGGCGTATAACTCAGCCAGATATATTAAATATGCGGTTGATAGTGTATTAAGGCAGACTTATGAGAACTGGGAGTTAATCATTGTTGATGATTGCTCTGATGACGGGACATGGGAGATAGCATATATGTTATCTACCTATGATCCCCGCATTAAAGCGTATCGGAATGATGAAAACATAGGGATTGTCAAGAATAGGAAGCGGGCTTACACATTATCTACGGGTGATTTAGTGTGTCACCTAGATAATGACGACATATTAGAGAGATATTCACTGGATGAAATGGTTAGAAGCTTCGATCAGCTACCAGATGTAGGCTTAATCTACTCAGATTTAGCTCAAATTGGAGAAAAAGGTGAGCATCAACTGTATTCGGAGAGTAAAACCTTTGATATTGACAAGTTACACCAGCATGGCTGGCGGCATTTTGGGATGTATCGCCGAAAAGTAATGGATGTTATTGACGGATATAACGAAAAACTGGTCAGTGCGTGTGAAGATGGGGATCTTTTCATGCAAATTGCAGAGAAATTCCCCATAGTTAGACTGCCTAAAGTGTTGTATTTATACCGCGCACACCCCGGAAATAACAGTAATAACAACAAAAAATGTGAAAGTTGCGAGGAAAGACCTGTCTGTAACTACGTAAGAGTGTGGAGTAAATCCGCTAAATACGACCCTATTACTTTTAAACCACTGGAGGTGGAGCATGGAACTTAAGATATTTGAAGTCCTTAATCAGAAATTAAATGAACGGATTATTGATTTATCCAGAACTTTGAGTGAGGGCGTGGCTAAAGATCACGCTGATTACCGAGGAATGTGCGGCGTAATTAAGGGTCTACAAACCGCACAGTATGAGTTAAATGACCTTTTAAGAAAAATTAAGGATGATGACGATGAGTGAATTTGATGTGTCTGCTGTTGATCTTTCTGGCCTTTTGAATAAAAACCCAGAAGAAAAAGCACGACAAGTGCCAGATCCCGCTACTTACCATATTCTTTGCATGCTCCCAAAAGCAGAAGATGAATATAGCGAAACTGGCATTTTAAAGTCCTCCACCGCAATGCAACATGAAGAATTGCTTTCTCCCGTCTTGTTTGTGGCCAAGATTGGCCCAGACGCTTTTAAAGACGAAAAACGATTTCCTTCAGGGGCTTCATGCAAAGTTGGAGACTTCATCATTACGCGACCTAATACTGGGACGCGAATGAAAATACACGGTACCGAGTGGCGACTCATCAACGACGATAGCGTTGAAGCGGTTGTTCAGGATCCCCGTGGAATTCAGCGACCTAACTATTAAGGAGTAGTCTATGGAAAATCTTAACAAAGAAGAATTCTCTTTCCCCGATGAGGAAAAGAAAAAACCCGAAGTTGAGGATGATGGCGGGGTAGATGTAGAGATTGAGACTTCTGCGCCGGCCAAAAAAGAAACAGTTTCTAATGATGATGATGAGATTGAGAAGTACGACGAGAAGGTTAAGAAGCGTATTGCTGACCTCCAGTCTGGCTTTCACAATGAGCGTCGCCGTGCTGAGGAAGCTGCCCGCGAGCGGGAAGAGGCTATAGCTTTTGCCCAATCAATAGCGGCAGAGAATAAAAAACTCAAAGGCTCCCTAAGCGATGGCCAGTCTGCACTATTAGAACAAGCTAAGAAGGTAGTGTCTAACGAGGTAGATGATGCCAAGCGACGCTACAAATTAGCTTATGAATCGGGTGATTCTGACGCTTTAGTTGAAGCTCAGGAGTTGTTAACTTCTGCCAAGATTAAGATGGATCGGGTAAATAATTTTAGACCCGCTTTACAAAAAGAAGAAAATGAAGTAAAAATCGCACCTAGGGAAGTCCCTCGCCAACCTCAAGCAGACCCTAAAGCTGCTAGATGGCAAAGCGAGAATTCTTGGTTCGGTAGCGATGATGAGATGACCAGTTTTGCTCTGGGCTTACACACTAAGCTCATTAAGTCTGGAATCGACCCTAACTCCGACGAATACTATACGCGACTTAATTCGCGAATTCGCCAAGTGTTTCCAGAGAACTTCGGTCTGGACAGCAACGAACCGGAAACTCAGCAGAGTCAATCCGCTCCTCGTCAAAAATCGAATGTCGTCGCACCTGCGACACGGAGCACCTCATCTTCCAAGATCCGGCTCACTCCATTTCAGGTAACGATGGCTAAAAAGTTCGGTGTATCCCACGAACTCATGGCTCAAAAAATTGCAGAATTAAGAAAAGGTGAATGATATGTCTGAAACTCAAACTCGCGCTAAGCGTGATACCGAAAGTCGTGAAGCTGTTGCTCGTCCAAAACATTGGATGCCCCCACAGCTTTTGCCTGATCCTCATCCAGAGCCAGGCTACGCTTTCCGCTGGATCCGTGTTAGCTCCTTGAATAAAGCAGACGCTACCAACATCTCTTCAAAACTGCGTGAAGGCTGGGAACCTGTAAAGGCTTCTGACCATCCTGAAATCCGTTTGTTTGGATCCGGCAGCAATGCACAGTTTCCAGATAGCGTTGAAGTCGGTGGTTTGTTACTTTGCAAAACCCCAGTAGAGTTTACTGAACAGCGAAATGAGTACTATCGACAGCAGTCGGAAGCTCAGATGGCCTCAGTAGATAATACTTACATGCGCGAAAATGACCCACGGATGCCTATGTTCAAAGAACGTAAGTCCACTGTTACTTTCGGTAAAGGTCAGTAAACTTTTTTGGAGTCTATAGATGGCATACCCTACCATTGACAAGACGTATGGTTTCAAGC